ATGTTTTAGTTTTACTTTCTCTGATAGACCTAAAAACGTCAATCGTAGCATCTCTACGAGCCAACAATTCGTTCATACGGTCATCTCTCCATTTTGCTAACAGTCCACCATAAAGCAACACATGAGAACCTAAAATGATCCCACCGCATGCTAAGGTGTTAGTTTGTTTGTACATAGTACATACTGCCATAGTAGATAACAAAGAACATCCAACTCCTCTACGAGCTTTCTTCTCGAAAGTTAAGAATTTACGGGCATTGCAAAGCATATAAGCCCCTGATACTAACTTATTAGTAAATAACCATGTTGGTAATTTTACGAGGAAATTGGAAACTCTAGCTCCCATGGAATCAAATTGAGCCTTGATAAAATCAAAAGACTCTTCCATTGAGGCTTGTTCTTCATCATCACTTTCTACATCTCCCACTAAATCACTAACTTCACGACAAAACTCGTCTATCTCAGCCATAGCTTCACATTCACAAAGATTATGAGCTAAATTGCATGATTCACAATATTTACGCGAAGCCACAAGACCCTCCCCTTTCCTAATCAATCTACGCTGGTTCTCAAAATGAGATTTGCATTTTGTCGTTAGAAATCTAAGGGCCTGGTGAATGGTCCTAGGCTGATGATCCTTGACACCATCAATGTGACGTAAGTGAGAATTATCCCCACCATATTTTTTTTCCAAAGGTGTGTAAATTTGCAAGTCCCAGAGATCGTTTACTAACGAATCTCCAGAGAAAAATTCAAGGGCTTTGGTACTATCAAGACGACCGTCCTGTAGAGCAAATTCCTCTTTGACTTTGACTTCCAAATGAACATCGGCACGACGAACAATTGAATAGGGACATATAGAACCTATATTCGCATGTTTTGCCAAGGGAGCGTTTGATGTAATTACAAACACACGAGGCCTAATTTCGATCTTTCCTTTTTCATGAAGATCAGCCTTGTTTGCATAAGTAATCATGTTGTTGTTGATATCAATAATACGTTCTGTAGGAGACTTATCCAAAAATTCAGATTTCATATTACCTATATCGTCAAAAAAGATACCTGTGGTATGTCCCTTCAAAGAAGAGTCAAATTTATCAGATTCCTTAATGGCGGCAGTATTTTTTGTATCAGGATCAACACCTGCGGCCGCCAAACAATCAGCCATAACAACTTGAGCTATAGTGGATTTACCACGTCCTGAATCCCCCCACACATAAACAGTGAAAGGAGCAAAACGCATAGATCCATCGATACGTTTAGCTTGGTAAGCTGCACGATTTTTGCGAAGAACATCAATACGTTTCTCAAGATAACCTTGTTGCCAGGTACCCTTAGCAGATTTATATAATCTCTCACATAAATCTAGAGCCTCATCCAATAATTGACTATATTCCATGTCACTAATTGTCTTAAGCTCTCCTTTGACTTTTACTTTCTTTTCATGAAGATTGAAAACCATAGCATGTTCATGTAATTCCAATAAAGGAAAATACAATTCATCTAAAGTTTTACTGTCATCATTAGTAAAAAACAAGGGACTAAAGGATTTTTGTTTGAAGCATTCATATCCACCTTCAATAAAGTACATGACGGTGTCTAATACAGCACCAACTAAATCAATAGCTGTATTATGCTTCGATACGGTGCCAAGTCGGAAAAGATCTACGCCCTGAACTGACCATTTAAGGTTAGTTACGGAACATAAGCCAACTGAGGCTGCTACTGAGATTAGAGCAGAAATCTTTCCAAACATAGGTGCATTGCGAATAGTATCCCAATTTTCCCGCAAATCAGGAATCTTGCTTAACCATTCAACACCATTTGACATATTTTCCCCAAAAATTGCTGCTTGTGGTTCGAAAATATTATATCCGAATAAGTCCTTACACCACTTGATAGTGTCTTCTTGAGCTAAAATTTGCTCGCAAAGGCTACCAGTTGTTAAAGCTCGTAATGATAAAACTATTTGAGCTGCAACTTGTGCAGGAGTTTTCAA